GCCCTTGCCCAACTCGCGGACAAGCGGTGCGATATTGGCGCCGACCTCGATTGCGACGTCGCCGACAATTTTAGCCATTCTTCGCGGCCTTCAGCATGTCGTGCATCTCCCGTAGCAGGCGCGGGCGCTCAAGCCGCTCGGGCGGCAGTTTGGCGCGAAAGGCCCACCAGAAGTCACCGGGCCGACACCGCCAGAATTGCTCTGGCATCCATCCCCACTGCCCAACGGCAATGTCGAAAAGTGCCTGAACCATTGGCTTCGCGTCGGCCCCTAGGTCTTTTTTTCGGATGGCTGATCTCCGATTATCTCGGCCGCGAGCGGCGGCGAGATGATGCAGAGAAGTCCGACGATCGCGTCCTGCACCTTGCGCGCGGCATTCGCGCTGTTGGATGCGAAGTCCTCCATGATCGACAGATAGACTTCTTGCGGACCGACCTTGGCGCCGGCAAAGCGCAGTGCCTCGGCATAGGCGGCCGCGAGCTTGCTCTGCGAGACGCGGTTTTGCAGCAGCAACACGAAGGCCGGCGTTGCGCCCGCCCCCATGATGATATCTTCGATGCGCATCACCAGGTCAAATATCCGGTCCGCCGCGATCACGTATTCCTCGCCCTTCCATGAGATGCGGACGTCATCGAAGCCCTTCATCACGGGGCGTCTGTGTAGGTATGGGCGCCGTTGCGCACGAAGGTCGCGCTGAAGGTCATGGCCTCCTGATAGTTGCCCGTCTCGCTGTAGGACGTCAGCACGAAATTTCCGGTGATCTTGTCGCCGCTCGGGAACTCAAACGACAGGTCCGTGAGGAACTTCGCCGCGTTGGTCGCCGAAAGCGCGATGTCACGGATGACCTCGTCCTCCTCCAGACCCTCGATCGACAACTCGAGCGTGTCGCTGGCGATCACGCCATCGAGGAAGGTCTGGATGCCGCTGTCACCCTGATCGGTCACGTCGATCGCCTGACCATTCCACGTCATGCCGACCACGCGCGCGCCGGCGATAGCCGTCGCATTTTTCTTGAGGACGCAAAGACGCCCTGCACCTTTTGCCATCTCTCGGCCTCCTTAGATTTTCTCGATCAGGGCGCGGTAGTCGCAAACCCCGTGAAACGACCCGTCCGAGTCGCGCTGCACGTCGCTTGTCTCACGACGCATGATGACCAGCCGGTATCCCGTCATGGTCAAGCTCCCAAGGTGCAGCACGTCATATGCCGCTCCCTGAATTTCCTTCACCTGCTTCATTGCCGATGACCGGCTAAAGGAGTGCATTCGGATGACCGCGTCGAAGCCAGTTTTCGACTGCGTGTCGTATTCAGCCGGCGAAATGGACCCGATCGTCACGAACGGGAAATTCGCGGCGCTTCCGCCGTCCGCGAATTGCGGCGCGGCGTCATAGATCGCGGCGACCTTGGCAGCGAAGGTGGCGTTGCCGGAAAGCGCGGCATAGACTGCCTTCTGGATTTCCGTCTCTGCGCTCATTTGCGCTTCCTCTCGCGCGCCAGCCGCGCCGTCAGCTTCCGCGCGAAGGCTTCCAGATACACGCGCTCGACATTCGGCCGCAGCGACTGAAGCGCATTCAGGAAGAAGTCATACGCCACGCCATCCGGGCCATCGCCATACTCCAGAAACCGCCAGTAATAGGCCGACGACGACACGATAACGTCAGACTGGACCGTGGTGCGATCGCCGCGGCGCCGCTTCGGCCGGATCGCCTTCTTCAGATTGCCGGTATCTTCCGGCGCATTCTTCGTCGCGTCCTTGCTCAGCTGCGAGGCAATATCATGCACCGTCGCGCGGACTAGGTTGATCGCCTCACGCGGCGCTATTTCCATCAGTATCCGGTTGACGTCGGCAATGCCGCTCACCTCAACCGACATCTGCGACGCCCCGCTCGGCCTCGATTTCCAGATAAAGCTCGCGCCCTCCCCGGCGGCGCACCGCGCGGATGTTGTAATTCTCGCCGCGCCACACTATCCGATCCGCCTCATTCAGATCGTCGCGGTTGCGGATCGTGAACACGTAAAGCCCGCCCGCGTTCACGCGATCCGACGCCAGCGTTTCCCGCGCCGAGCCAGGCCGCGCCGACGCCCAAACCGTCGCACAGCCAGGGATATTCGCCCACACCGACGCGGACCCGCCCATGCCATCCAGCGTGCGCGTCAGAGACTGCAAGGTGATCCGCTGGTCAAGCGAGCCGATCTTGTCGCGCCGCAGATCGCGCCCCATCAGACCCGCCTCACCCGGAATGGCGCGGTCAGCGCCGCCGCCGCCGGCGTAAGCATGTCGTCGCCCTGCCGCCCGTCGAAGATCGCCGCGACCATGATCATGATCGCCGTCTGCACCGGCGCCGGGCATTCGCCACCCGCCGTGAATTCCACCTCTACAGCATCAAGCCAGTCGCCAGTGCCGGGCCAGCCGGCGGCCGCGCGCAACTCGGCCGAAACCTCGCCAAGCGATACCTCGTAGTCGGCCGGCGCGACCGTCTGCCAGGTGCCACTGGCATCGCGGTAGCGCACCGCGTCGATGGCCGTCACCGGCCCGAGCGGGATCGTGATGCCGCCGGCGGGAAAGCTCGCAAGGGTCATCACCCAGGTTTGCTCCATCAGCGCGCGGCCGAGAATGCCGGTCCAGCCGTCGAGCAGCGCGGTCGCCGCCCGAATATAGTTTTCGACAAGGTAGTCCTCCGGGCCGATCTCCACGCGCAGATGATCGCGGACCAGCCCCGGATCGACGGCAAGGACTGTCGGCGGCGTCTTGATCGTCAGTCGCATCATCCCCACCACCGGCTGGAGTAGACGGGGGCGGTGTCGCCCCCGCCGGATCGTTCATGCGCCTCAGGCCACCGGCGCGTTGCCGGCATGGCTCTTGATGACCGTCACGGCGGCGGCGATCGACGTGCCGCTGTTCAGCGTGATGACGTGGCGGAGATAGCGCTTCCGCCCGACATAGCCCTGCTTGTAGACGGTTGCCGCCGCCAGCACGGCAGGCAGCGCGCCTTTCAGGTCAGCGGCAGCGACATCGGCGAAGTCGCCGGGAGTCGTGGTGTCCGACTCCTGCAGTTTCGCGGTGAAGTTGCCGGCGCCGGCGATGGCACCGGTCGTGAATTCGACAACCGCCGAATTGAAGCCTTCGAGGTCAATGGCAGACCCGGTGTTGGTCGCCACGAGAACGACGGGGGCGAGCGACTGCACGAGCCCCACCGCAGAATAGAGGTCTTTCATGGGAGACTCCCTTGATGAATGGCGCATTGCCGCGCCGTGAGGTGAAGGGGGCCGGATTGTGCCGGCCCCCGTTGGATCAGGCCATCTTCAGGAGCTTGATCGCCTCGAAGTTGACGACACCGCCGCCGACGCGCTTCGTGGTGTAGAAGTGCACGTTAGGCTTATTGGTGTAGGGATCGCGCAGCACCCGGATACCCACCCGGTCGACGATCAGATAGCCGCGGCTGAAGTCGCCGAAGGCGATGGGGAAGGTGCCGGACCCGATCGCCGGACAGTTGTCGTCCGAGATCACCGGCTTGCGCAGGATCGTCGCCACCTCGGCCTGTTCGGTGGGCGGTGCCCAGACGTATTTGCCTTCCACGTCCTTCAGCTTGCGCACCGTCTCCATCGTCGCGTCCGACATCAGCCACGAGGCATTGTTGCGATAGCCCGCCTTCAGCGCAAAGTAGAGCGACATCAGCGGATCGGCCGGATTGACCGAGGTCGACGCCGCCGGGAAGGTCGCGCCGCCGGTGCCGATGAAGCCGATCTTGCCCCAGGTGTAGGAGGCGTTGGCGACCGTCGTGTAGCTGAAGATGCCCTTCGGCTTGTTGACACCATCGCCGGCCGCAAAGGCCGCGCCCTCCTGTTCGGCGAAGACGATGCCCACCTCATCGGCGAGCCACTGGGCGATGTCGATCGCGGCATCATCCAGCGCCTTCTGCGTCGACGCAGGGTTGGCATAGAGCTCCTGCGCGTTGATGGTGATCTCGGCCAGCGTCGGCGTGTTCGTCTCCGGACGCGCCTGGGTCTCGCCGACCCAGCCAGAACCGGCGCCGCCCTGGTTCACCAGCTTCTTGTAGCTGTCCGTCGAGATGTTGATGACGCGCGAGACGGAGCGGATCGAGGACACCGTGCCGAGAACGCGGTCGATGGTCGATTCCATCTCCTCCGGCACCAGATAGCCGCCGTCCGGGTCGGATTGCGTCGTCATCTTCGCCTTGACTTCGAGGTCGGCGAGACCATTGTCGATCCCCTTGCGGAAGAACCGGTTGAAGGCCTGGGCGTGCTCTGCCGCCGCCGGATCGGTCTCGCCGCCGGCACCGCCGAGACGGGCGGCCGCGAGCGCGGCGTTGACCTTCTCCAGCTCCTTGCCGAGGTCGGTCAGCGAGGCGTTGATGCGCCCGACTTCTTCGGCGCGGACGACGTCCGCCATGTCCGCCGAATGCTTGTCCTTGAACTCGTTGAACGCCCGGTTGATTTCGTCAACAAGGGCCTTGGCGCCGGACGCATCCGCGCGCACGAGGCCCGACAGGCCGCGGAAGCGGCTGTGGTTTGCCATCGTCATGATGGTCTCCTATGACTTGAGGGTTGCAAGAAGCTCCCGGATGGAAGCCTCGAATTCGCCTGCATCGCGCGCGGCGTGGCGGCCTGCATCGCGCGGGGCCGCATCGGTGACACCCATTTCGAGAAGCATCTCGGCACGGGTGGATCTGGAAAAGCCGGCCTTGGCAAGCGCGGCCTCGGTCTGCCGGCGGGCCATCAGCCCGCGGGCATCGTTGCTCGCGGCGCCGTCCGGCAACTCGATATCGTCGCCGATGGCATCGGCGAAGCCCCTGGCGACCGCATCGGACGGCCCCATGAAGGTCTCGGCGTCCATCAGCTTCTCGATATCGGCGCGATCCTGGCCGGTGCGCGCCTCGTAGATGTCGGCGATGGCACCGTCGAACCCGTCGAACAGATCGGCGACCTCGCGCATGTCGTGGCGGTTGCCGATGACGACGCCCCAGGCGTTGTGCACCATCATGAAGGTGCCGAGCCCCATCACGATCTCGTCGCCGGCCATCGCTATGATCGACGCTGCCGAGGCGGCCCATCCGAGGATTTCCACACGGACGGCGGCTGGATGCCTGCGCAGCAGATTGTAGATCGCGATACCCTCGAACATGTCGCCGCCGGGCGAATTGATCTGCACGACAATGTCGCGCTCGCCGATCGAGCGCAGCGCCGCCGCCACCCGTTTCGCGGTCACGCCGCCACCGGTCCAGAAGTCCTCGCCGATCACGTCAAGGACGCTGATGACGTTGTCACCCTCTGCCGCTGCCCGCGGCGCGGGCGTCTCGGCCCATTTCGCCAGCACGTCCGACGGCGCATCCCATTGGTAGTTCTGCGGGCGCTGAAAGCCCT